TAATATCATCGCAGCTTTTTTACCTCCAGCCCAAGCAATTTTCATATTATTACATAATCTTTCCAATACTCTTTGTTTAACTTCAGCGTGCGAGTAAAACCAAGACTCTGTAATAGTAGAAGACTGTATTACACTTCTTTGAACATTACCAACATACTCATATTGGTCTACAGCTCCTTCTCTTTGTCTAGTAACTCCTGAAAGTTGCCCAGCCATATCTTCCAACATAATTTTTAAATTAATTAATTGTTGAACAGATTGAGATAAAGTAAAGTCCACTTGTTGGAATTGGTTAAATGAAGCCATTTGATTTCCTTCGTCTTTTGAATTTATAGGGATAATACCGTCTGTTTTTAAATGATACAATACAGTTTGCATATCCATTCCTACATTAGTTGGTATTTGAGATGTGTCGTATACTACAGCTTTACCTCCTGAACGAGCCATTGCTAATTCTATTTGATATATTACTATATTATAAAGCATTTGTACATTAGATAATAAATCTACCATAGATGTAGGATTACCTGTAGTATTCCCTTTTATACATCCAATATAAGATAAAGGAGTTTTTCCTGGGTCATCTACACTTCTAACTTGATTATCACGTCTTTTTGCTTTTACTAATATTTTTCCTCCTATTTTTGTTGCTTCCCATATATCATCCACCCATTTAGTTTCTATTTTATCTCCCGCTCTTTTTCTATAAGTATCTCTTACCATTTTTCTAAATGGTCTATCTGGGTCATATTTATTTTCTGATATTTTAAATTTTAAAGCTCTAAAAGATTTCCATTCAGCAGTTACTACACGAATACGATTTTCTTTTCCATATCCACTATCAACCCATAAAATTTGATTATTATAATCACTAATATCAGAACCATACGCTGTTCTCATTGCGTCTAATACCTCTAAATCTTTTTTTGTTAGATAATCTTTAAATTCATCATTAATTTCATTTACAGACATCCATCTTTCTTCTCCGACCCACGTAGCGTCATCTAAATAATCTGAATGTACAGTCATATCATAAATAATAGAACGAGGGTCAACTCTACGAGCTTGAGGGTCTCCATTTAAAATATCTATTTTATAAAACTCTTTTCCAGTTACAAGTAAATCCCTAAACCCTTCTTTAAATTTATCTTTTAAATTATATCTATTCATTATATATTCTAAACCATCTTGAGCAGTTTCTTCAACCATTTCTCTATAGTTATATTTCATATAAGTATCAATATCATCTGGAACTGGCATTCCTTGACCTTCGTCTGTAATAGGGGCTCCGTATTGCTCTTCAAAAGATGTGTGTATCTCTTGTAACAATTCTTTCATTTTTAAAGCTACATTAAAATCTAATTTTCTAATAACAGCTTCTTTATTAACTGTAGAAACCTTCATATCTATAGGTCTCTTTAATTCTTCCCCAAGAAGCAAATCAATCTTTGGCGCTATAATTGGATAATTAACCAATCTCGCTGGATATGATAATCCATATTGCTCTGTAATATAAGCATAATCATCTTGGTTAATTCTACCATTATATATAGAATAATTATTAATATCTTTTGTTCTAAAGTCACCATAAGCGGTTTCGTTATATGACATAAAACTTGTTATAGAAGCTAATACTGCTTCACACCATTCTTCATTTTTTTCTTTTTCAGAAACCATCATTGATGGAAATATTGTGCTATTTTTGCTCATTTTAATTTAGTTTTATTGGAGTACCATTTCGACCCCTTGTATAATATTTTAGTCCTATATCTATAGACTCTTGTTTCTCTTGTACTCTCATTCTATAATTATCTATATTATGAATTAAACATATACCAAAAGCCATAGCTCGGTCAGTATTTCTTAATCCATAATTAGCTAATTCATCTATTAAATCTAAAAACCAGATTTCTTTAACATTTTCTCTAATGTAATCATCTATTAAATCTTCCAATAAAGCTTTCACTTGTTTATTCATGTGAACCCCATATTGATTTCTTGTCTTAGAGCCTGGATTATGTGCAGACTCTGGTTTTTCTTTCAAATATTTTAACGCATTCATACGTTTAAAATAATCTAATATACCTATCTTTGTATACTCTACCAGCATCTTAGCATTATAATAAACTGCTAGTTTCAAACAACCGTCCCAAAAATCTTCTTTTTTCTTTGGTCTATCAGTATATTCAGCAACAACGTAATCACTTGGAATATTTGTATTTGCAAATCTACGATAAATTATCGCACTACCCAAGGATTCTGACGCTCCAGCTTCATCTTGGTCATAAGAATCGACTCCTCCGATGTCAATTCCTGTATATTCTGGCATTGGATGAGACAAAATTTTAAATGGACCTTTTGGATGAGGCTTCCATAAAACTTTTAATTCTGCGTCATCATTTAGTACCCAATCTAAGTATCCACGTTGAATTTGACTCTTATAATCTTTACTCGCAAGTATTCTTGACCTTTGAGCATTTAATAAGGATATATCGAATCTACTTTCCTTTGTATTAAGAAACGCTTCTTCAATAGTTAAAGGATAGTTTTGTATATGTAAATTATAAGCTTCGTTATCTCCAGATGCTCTAATATTATCTCTTTCTTCAGTTAAAGACTCTCTTGCTCCAAATTCATCTTCAACTCCACTTTCTATATCAAAGAATCCATAATAAGCTTTTGAAGCTGGTATAAACATAGGTATTAAATTATAAGCGTCATGACTATAATACATATCCATAAAATCTTTAGATGCTTTTGAAATATCACCACCAGTACCTCCGATAATAGGAACTCCAAATTGTATATTACCATCCATAAAACATGCCTTGGATGACATATATGCATTTTTAAGATGTTTAAATTCTCCAGCTTCTTCAAAAACCATTAAAGATGTTCTTTCACCTTTAAACACTTCTGGATTATCCATCGTTCTACATATAATTGTAGATTGATACCCTCCTATCTCCCACTTACCATCTTTATTTTTTTGTTTATATCCTGAACGTAATATACCATCAGTATCTTTTAAAACCGAATGTTTAAAGTTTGGGTGTATACCATTAAGACCTTTTTTTGTTTTATCAAAGAACGCATCAGCTGTAGCTTGTAATCCAGCGGCTACACCTATATCGTTATAAGGAAAAAACGTATATTCATGAGCTACCATACCAGAGTTCATATAAGAAAACCCTTTATCTCTGGCTTTAATAACAATCATACCTTTTCCCTCGTCTTTACATGTTTCAAATAGATTAAAATACTCTCTATCCATTTCCCTGTACCAGGGATGTATTAAAGATTTACGACCACCTTTATTTCCACTGTTACCTAAAATATAATAGAAATTTAAATAAAAATAATACTTACCAGAGATTTTAGGCATACCTTTTGGTTTAAATCCATTGATACATCTATTTTGTTGTTCTGACCACCATTCTTGATAGTTTACAGAACCTTCTTCTAAATCTGGAAATCCATTATTAGCAATTGGTCTATATTTTTGTGGGTTGAATTTTATCTTACCCATACTTTACTTTTTTAGGCTTATCAAATCCAAAAATATTTTTTTTACTCATTTTACTAACTTCTTTTTTTTCAAACCAATCTCTTAAATCTGTATTATAATGATTCACTGCATAGTCACTATATTCTTCCGCTCTTTTCCAGTTACCTTTTTTATAGTGAAAACTATATCTTGATTTTAAATAATTTATATTACCCTTTTTTATTTTATCTCCTTTGTTTCCTTTTTCAGATTTACCCTTTTTATTTATGTTGATTTCAGAGCTTTTATCAAATAAAGGTTTTCTTACGCTTTTTCTAATCATTACATTTCTTTTATTTTCTTACGATTCTCTAAAAATGACAATCCTTTGTCTCCAGCTATTTTCTGTCTAGAGCCTCTTCTTTCAATAGAGTCTAATAAAGCTTGTCTTGTTTTTAATATTTTTTCTACCCCTATCATTAATTTTTGTAATAACTCAGCATTGTCCTCGCTAAGAAACATTTTATCTATTAGATTTGTAAACTCATTAATCTTTTTATTAAAAGCAAATAATTGCTCATCTAATGGGTCAAATTGTAATTCTTTGTATTTATTAGAAGCTTCTATTATTTCTTTTCTATTTGCTCCTTTCCAATTATATGTATCATACAAATCTTTTGACACCACTTTAATTCTTTCCTTTTCTACATAATGTCTGTAAGGACTTTCGTAATCATATATCAAAGCTATCCATTTCATAGCTGATTGTCCTAATCCTTCGGATTCTAATACTGTTTTAAATTCTGGCACTAAAATAACGCCATTATCGTCTTTATGGATGTCTCCCTTTTTATTAATTTGCAATAAATACATAGTTAAAATTGAGCGTGATATAATTTAAATATATTTTTATAAAATGTCTTTTTTGTATCTAGATATATAAAATTATTATCTTCTATTTTTTCAATAAGTAACTCTTCGTCCTTAAGTAGTTGTGACAGGTCTTTATACTTCTTTTCTAAATAAAAAAAATCTCCGTCTTTCGTTATTTTGCCATTTTTATGATTCACTATATTCATTTTACAAATATAAGAAATTTATTACGGATTCTTTTAATTACTTATTTAAAAACAGAAAACCCCTAATAATAGGGGCTAACTGCAAAAGAAAACACGGAAAATAAGAGATTACAAAATTATAACAATTTATTGATTATTACAATTAATATACCATCTTTTTTATTTTCTCTACTTCGTCACCAATTATTAAATCTCTAGCTCTTTTTAAATATTCATATTTATCTATTTCTGTATCACCTGTATGTGGACTATAAGGAGTCGGAGGAGCAAATGGAATATTAGGCCCTCCCTCTGACGGATTATAAGGAGCTCTTTCTCCCCAAACTTCAGGTATTGTTTTTTCAGGACCTACTCCCCAAACGTTAGGCCATTTAGGAGCCCGTGGTTCAGGAGGGCTTTTTACTTTATCTCCCTCCTCTATTATTGGAATTTTATCTTTCCAGTTTGGACCATAGTATTTTTCCAGATATGTAGCAAATTTCTTACCTTCTTCAGTTTCAAAGAATGATATTTTATCTACTGGTGTTTCACCTGTTGTTGGTGTTGAGCTTTTGTATTGATATGGATTCATTGTTGTTGGTATATTTAATTCTCCTTCTTGTGGATTTGGAGATTCTATTACTGATTTAGAAGGAGACTTGGCTCTAGAAAATTCTGACAATTTATGAATATCTTGTATAGGGTCTCCTGTCCAATCTACATCTGAAATATTCTGTGTTTGATAAGGGTTCACTGGAACTGTACCTGCTTGCTCCATGTATTCAGGATTTTCTTGTAGCCATTCATCAAATGACAATGTAGGATTCAATTGCTGATATATAGGCATTTGTCCAGCTTGTTCTGCAATTTTATATGCTGGTTTATTTGATTTCTCTTTTAAATAAGATTGATACTCATTAAATCCTGCAGGCAGGTCCACTCCTGTAACAACAGTTGGTTCAGGTATTTCTGTATCTAAAGCTCTAACTTCCTTAAGTGGTAAATTTATTGGCTCAGTTTCTGGAGCTTTAAAATTATAAGTTATATTACCCTCTCCGTCATCTTCTCTATAGTGACTAGGATTCATATTAATAACAGTTGTTCCTGGAACATCACCCTCAGTAGATAAATTATCAAATTGTGATAAATGTGTATTGTAAAAATTTTGATTACTTTCTGATAAATTACTCGGGTCTATTTCTGGAAATGTTACATGGACATGTTCTCCCTTTTTACCTTTATTTTCAAGTAAAACAGTAACATTAAAATCTTTTATAAATTGAGCCGCTTGCTTATTAGTTCCCGCTTTACCTTCTAATAACCATTCTTGAAACTTTCCAACAAAGTCACCAGAAGCTGCGTCCATATGTCCAAAAGGAAACAATTTACCAGCTTCTTCAAATGATATTTCTCCTGACTCTCTTTTTTGATATAAATCATCCTGCCATTTGATTGGTATATCCCAATCTGCATCGTCCCATAATTCTTTAGATGAATTATATTTTGTATTTGCTCTAACCCAACTATCACTCATATAATTTCCTCTTGTATAATCTTTAGCGCTTATTCCTAAAGCTTCTGCGATTTTTTCTTGATATGCAGGGAAATTACCATAAACTCCATGGTCTCCATATTGATAATTTTTAAATATTCTATGTTGATGATGACCACTTCTTTGTCCACTAGTAAAATCTATCACCTTATCATATCCGTAATATCTAGCCATAGCTACAGCTATATAAGCGTTTTGATTTAAATGCGTATTTGGAAATTCATCCGTATCCCTGTCTTTTATTCTTGGAAACGCTCCATCTTCTTTAGATTCATCTGATTTATAAAACTCTGTAGGAACTTTACCTCCATTATCAAATATACCTCCTTTTTTATAACTTCTCATCTTTCCACCATATTTATACTCTTCCTCGCCACCTGACCCCGAAGGGGTCGAAGTTCTATAATCACCACTTAATTTTGTAAAATCAGTCTCAAACCTTTCGTCTCCACCGAAAAGTATTGTATTGACATAATTTTTACTTTCTTCATTAAGTCCAGATATCCATTCACTCATTGCTTCTTCACTATAAATATCCACTCCTTTCGCTTTTTGCTCATTAAGATAGTCAACAAGTCCTGTTGGACCCATATTATACGCTACTAAAGATTTTGCAACCTTAACTTTTTCATCTCCTTTATTCCAGTCTCTTCCGTATAAATCATTCATATAAGCTTCTTGGAATTGCCTTGCTAAACTAGGGTCGTTAATTAAATCTTGTATAGTTGTTCCTTTTGGAACATACCCCTTGCCAAGACCGTCTTGAAAGGTATCTGGTGTTATTTGAGCCATACTTACAGCTCCAGCTTTACTTGTAACATCACTTCTAAAATCAGATTCCTTCATTAATTGTCTAAGGAATATCTCTTCAGTTATAGGTGGGTCAGTAGGTGGGTCAGTAGGATTGACACTGCCTCCATTGTCATAAGCTTGAACCTTAGGAGATATTAAAGGATGGTCTAACGTATCTTCATAACCATAAGGGGTTAATCCTTGATAAGAACCCCCTCCTGCAGTGGATATACCAGAATCCATCATTCCTCCTGTATTATATTTAGGTTTATATTGATACTCACTTACATCACCAGCTCCTAAATCTACATATGGATTTCTAGGTCTTTTTGAATCTATAACCGATTGATTTTTTAATCTCCAAATATAATAATCTCTTAATACCTTTTGATTTAACTCATCATTATTAGGATTATTTTGTTGTGTATATTTTATATAAGACTCCCAATTTTCAGGAGTATTTAAATCCATAGATGGACTCCATTCTTTTACAGG